TCAATGACTATGTTGGTTCGAGGAACAACGCCCCTGATCTGCAATCGCCTTGCAGAAAAGGCCAAGCGGGAACTGCTGCTGCCAGCCCCGCGTAAAACGGCGGCGGACAAGCAAAGCACCTTGAAGCACAACCCGCTTGAAGAATTCAGGTCCAGCCCGGTGCGCGAGCGCGACGCAAATAGCCCAACGCTACTCGCACTTCCGGCCACGGCATTTAAGGGCGCGATGCGGACGGCGGCTTTAGATTTGCCGGGCGCGAAGAAGTCCCAGATCGGGCGCTTGACCTACATCGGCGGCGAGACGGTCGGGATCTACGGCAAGCCCATGATCTACAGCACGATCGTCAGGTCTGCGGACATGAACCGCACGCCCGACGTTCGTACCCGCTGCATCATTCCTGAATGGTGCGCGGTGGTGTCGGTCACCTATGTCGTGCCGATCCTGCGTGACATGGACATCGGCAATCTTCTGGCCGCAGCTGGCATCACGGTAGGGGTCGGCGACTTCCGCCCTGAAAAAGGTGCGGGCAATTACGGTCAGTTCACCGTCGTTCCCCCGGACGATGCCGACGCAAGGCGCATCATGGCGGAAGGGGGCAGGGCAGCACAGGAAGCAGCCATGGACAGCCCTGAAGCCTATGACGGCGAAACTGAAGAACTGTTGGCTTGGTTTGACGTGGAAGTCCGCCGTCGCGGCTTCAAGCAAGTGGCATGAGGTGAAAGATGAACAGGGCAAACGAACATCTGATTGCGCTTTACGAAAAGCACGGCGAACTGACGCCGGAACTGGTTGTGCAGGACGCCAAGTCGAAAGACAGTCCGTTGCATCATCTGTTCGAATGGGATGTGCAGAAGGCATCCCAAGCCCACTGGCACGACACGGCGCGGGCCTTGATCCGCTCCGTGCGTGTCACGATTGTCCATGAGGAAAGGGTGCTGGCCGCACCCTACTTCGTGCGCAATCCGGGGCTACCGCATGAGGAACAGGGCTATGTGTCGGTCGCCAAGCTGCGCACCGACGTGGACCTTGCGCGTGATGCCGTCAGTGCCGAATGCGCAAGGGCAATCTCAGCCTTCAAGCGCGCACAGGCCGTGGCAGCGGCACTGAACGTCGACAACGAACTGGACGAACTGGTGCTTGCAACGCAGGCATTCCGCAGCCGTCTGCAAACGACGGAGGCGGTGGCGAACTGAGGAACAAAGCGTGGCGGGGCATGGCAGGGCTCGGCAACGCTCGGCGCGGCTGGGAACTCACGGCGCGCATGGCGCGGCGATGAGCGCGGGGCGAGGCCGGGCAACGCTCGGCTCGGCGTGGCGACGAACTCACGGCAGGCGAGGCTCGGCAAGGCTCGGCGTGGCATGGTTTGGCTCGGAACTCACGGCAGGCCCGGCATGGCCCGGCATGGCGCGGCCCGGCATGGCGCGGCTAGGCTGGGAACGGCGCGGCTAGGAACTCACGGCAGTTGCGGCTAGGCGCGGCCCGGCATGGCGCGGCGCGGCCCGGCATGGAACTCACGGCAGGCTAGGCAGGGCTTGGTGTGGTCGGGCTTGGAACTCACGGCGCGCAAGGCACGGCAGGGCGGGGCATGGCGCGGCAGGGCGGGGCCTGGCACGGAACTCACGGCAGGCTGGGTAAAAGAAGGCAAGCGCAAATGACACAAAAGAAGGATTGGGCAGACAACGACTTCGGCACCGACGAGGCCCGGCGGCGGGCGGAATGGCTGTTCGAGCAGCCCGACCCGCGCGACCGTTCCACCCGCCGTGTCCGCGTCGTGCAGGACCAAGTCGACTGGTACGCCAAGCGTCAGTACATCGCCCCATCGCAAGCCGACGCCCTGCGTCGTTGGCAGTCCGACGCCTACTTGGCCGGGCTTATGCCGTCCGGCACCGGATCCTACGGCCAGCGCATCATGGGGGGGCAGGCGGAATTGTCCGACCTTCGGCTCGCCGCCCAAGCCCGGCGCGACCATGCCATCGCCTACCTGATGGGCTTGTCCCCGCATGCCGTCCCCTTGATCGACGCCGTCGCCGTCACTGGCACGGCAGCTGGCCGGTGGATGATGGTTCACCTCGGCGGAAGCCCGCACGAAGCCATTGAGTGGCTGCGCAAGTTTGCGACTGGCCTTGCCAAGCATTACGGCTTCGAACGCTGACACAAAATTCCTTGCAGGCCAAAAAGCTCTAATTCATAAAACGGGCAGCGGTGGGATTGCGTCTGATTCGCGTCCGCTGCGAACCTCCTCCGTACGACAAACTCAGGCCAGCAACTCGCGGCAGCGCGGGCGGCTGGCCTTTTTCGTGGTGTCCATGGCTGACAGAACCATTGTCCTCGCCCAAAACAAGCGCCACAGTCTGCGCGGCCTGACCCAAGTCGGCCCCCAGGAATTTAGCGCCTATCACGACGACGACGACGACCTGACCTATGTCGTGGACATGGCGTCTTACTTGGACGGCGACACCATTTTGACGGTCACGCGCCTGCCATCCGGCATCAGTGTCAGCGCCCCCACCAACACCGCCACGCGATTCAGCCAGCGCCTCAACGGCTTTGGTCATGTCGATTTTCGGGTGCAGACGGCGGGCGGGGACATTGAAGAATTTCGGATTTACATTCAGCCGCGTGCTGGAAGTTCTGTCTTCAGCGGCACGACAGCAGGCGGCGGAACCCAATTTCTTGACGGCAACAAGGGTGATATCACGGTCACGGGCGGCGACACCTGGACTATAAACGCGAATGCCGTGACGAATGCCAAATTGGCCACAATGGCGGCCAATACGATCAAGGGCGTTTCCACGTCTGGCACGCCGACGGATTTGAGCGCCTCAAGCGCCCGCACGGTGCTGGGCCTTGGCACGATGGCCACGCAGGATGCGAGCAACGTCACCATCACTGGTGGTTCAATAACGGGCATTACCGGATTCCTTTCAGACAGCGCATCCAGCACGCAGAACGCTTATTTCGGAGACATCCATCTGCGTGATGACACGTCACCAAGCCACTATCTGGCAATCACGGCTGGCGAGAATCTGACAGCCAGCCGAACGCTGACACTAAAGACTAACGACGCCAGCCGCACGCTGGACATGACAACGGTCGCGCCATCGTTTGACACCGTTGCCGCTGTCACTGCGGCCACTATCGACACCCAAGTCAACCACATCCGCACGGCTGGCTATTATCAGGAGGGTGACGGGGGTGGGGCGCTTTACAAGCGTTCAACGGGGACGCCTCCCGGCTACATCACAAGCAACTCCGGCGCAACTGTTTGGGAAATTGTTGGGACGGATGTCAACGTCAATCAGTTTGGTGCCTACAGCAACCAGACAAACGCATCAACAACGACAGCGGCAATCCAGGCAGCGATTAATCACGTGCTTGCGAAAACTAGCGGCAGTGGTGGAACCGTCAGGTTCTTGCCCGGGAATTACCTGATTAATGACGCTATCACGATTGCATCGTCGGGCACTTACCCAACCATCAACAGCTTGTCGATTGTTGGTGCTGGGGCGCAGGCCACTCAGATAATTCAGGGCTCAGGCACTGAAGCCAAGCACTGTTTTGATTTCAACGGCAGCTATGCGTCCGACAGCATTCAATACTGCTCAGTCACCGATCTAAAAATCACTGCAACGGTTACAAAGACGGCAGGCGCAGGCGTCCGCATATTAGACGGGTTTCACTGCGCCGTGGAAAACTGTCGTATGGCGGCGCTGTTTATTGGCATCGACAACCGCCACAGTGCTTGGACGAAAATTCGTTACAACCGCATGACCGATCTGGTGAATTCAACCGGGGTGGGCCTGTTGTGGGAAGGCGGTGTGGGCATCTTCTGCGAATACAACGTAGTTGATAACAGTACGACAACACCATACGCGGGGTTCTTGTACCGCGACGTTGGAACGGCTCGCTCGGGTTATCACACGCAAGGCGGTGTGACACGCGGCAATCAGGTTTTGCGCTGCCAATATGGCTTGCTGATTGAAGGCAAAGCCGCGATCACGAGCGAATCAATTACGTTCAGCGCCAGCGGCGGGCATATTCTGGGGACGCACACGACAGACTTGCGCGATTATACAGAAGTTGTGTTTGCCACGACCGGCTCAATGCCCACGGGCCTTACAGCGGGCGTTACCTATTACACAAAGCGGCAGTCTGCCACGACAAGCAAGTTTGCCACCAGCCTTGCAAACGCAGTCGCTGGCACGTTCATCAATCACACGAACAATGGCAGCAGCGTAACATTGGCTGTCGGTGCCAAGCAGGAATGGCAGTTCTTCGATCAGAATGCCTGGGACACTTGCACGGTAAATACCTGCAAGATCGAAACCACAGGAAACGGTGAAATACGCGGCCTTTTCTTTGTAGGCGAGTGGTTTGGTACGGCCACCGAACACGGCGTGAATGCTGTTGCGACAGGCGGGAATGTCAGAAATCTTCAGTTCACTGGCCCAGTTGTGAAGAACAACGGTCAGCACGGTATGATTTTTGTCAACTGTGCAGACGTTCTTATTTCAAATCCGTTGGTGACAGGAAACAGTGCGGCTTCGTCCGGCACTTATAACGGCATCGTGTTCTCTGGAAACAGCACACGCATCAATGTTGTGGGTGGCTTGTCACGCCAGAGCGGACAATACTCGAATACCCAAGCATATGGGATTGTCATTGGGGCAAGCATCACTGAATATCGCATCGTTGACACTGATTGCAGCCTAAATGTCACGGGCACAATCCTTGCCGACCCGGCAGCAAGCCGTGGCTCTATCCCGATGCATGGCAACATCAACCAGCTTGGCACGCAGACTTGGAACGGCAACGCGACGATAAACGGGACGTTGGCGGTTACTGGTAGTTCCGTGTCGCCCGTCACCATCACGTCAACAGACGCCGGGGCCAGTTCGGGGCCTGTAATTGTTCTGGATCGGGCCAGCGCAAGCCCGGCGGCAAGCGACGTGGTCGGGGCGTTCCAGTTCTATGGCCGCAATTCGTCGGCGGCGTCTATACCTTACGGCCTTATTGACACGGTGATCGTGGACGCTACCGCAGGCAGCGAAGACGCACGGTTTCGCCTCATCGGAAAGGTCGCTGGCGTTGACATTACCCTTGCGTCATTTCAGAGCAATCAGACTGAGATTACCTATGGAGCGGGTGGCACCGATCAATGGACGTTGGCACTCAAACCGTTCGGAGCAGCGCAAGGTGAAAAATCGGACATATGCTTCTTTGGAACCTTTACCGGGACGGGTGACAACGGCATAAGGCGCGCGGCTGATATTACGGGCGGCTTCGACGGCGGCGCGTGGGGCCTGGAAGTCTTGCAGTTCCGCGTTGGCACGGGTGCCTCAAACGACGCAAAGGCCCTGCCAACCGAACGCATGAGGATCGACGGCAGCGGTAATGTGCTTGTCACTTCTACCGGCGGCCTTGGCTACGGCACGGGTTCCGGCGGGGCGGTTACGCAGGCAACCAGCCGCACGACCGGCGTCACGCTGAACAAGACAAATGGCGCAATCACGCTTGTCTCGGCGGCTGGATCAACGACTGATTCAACCTTCACCGTCACGAACAGCACTGTTGCGGCCACCGACACAGTCATCGTTTCGCAGAAGTCGGGAACCGACAAGTACATTATCAACGTGTCGGCTGTTGCTGCTGGCAGCTTCAATATCACGTTCCGCACCTTCAGTGGAACGACCACGGAGCAGCCCGTTTTCAACTTCGCCGTCATAAAGGCTGTTGCAGCATGACAATAGGCACACTTGTCCGCATCCTGTCCGACGACTGGTCGACCTTCAACAAGATCGCCACCGTCGAACACCCGAACCCCGTCCCCGGCTCAAGCCAGATATGGCTGAAAGGCCAAGACGGAACCCGCATCGTCGTGGCGGTGCATGAGGTGGAAGCTGTTGCGTAATAAATGAAAATGCAGCGCGCTGTCGGTGCGAAATAAAATAACAAGGCAACATGCAGAAAACTGCAAATTTCCCGCCCTATAAAATACAAGACGTTTCTTCGCTAATTCCATCCGCCCGCAATTCGCGCACGCATTCCGAAGCGCAAGTAGCGCAGATCGCGGCAAGCATTAAAGAGTTTGGCTTCACAAACCCAATCCTGACTGACGGTAAGAACGGCGTAATAGCAGGCCACGGGCGGCTCTTGGCGGCGCTGAAGTTGGGGATGCGGCAAGTCCCGGTGGTAGAGTTATCGAGCCTGACGCCCTCGCAGATCAAAGCCTACATGATCGCGGATAACAAGCTGGCGCTAAACGCCGGCTGGGACTTCGACATGCTGGCGCTAGAGTTTGAAGAATTGAAGGCGCTGGACTTCGATGTGGGTTTGACGGGCTTCAGCGACGTTGAGATCGGCTCTGTCTTGGCAAAGTTTACCGCCGGAAACACCGACCCGGATGATACCCCGGCGGTGCAGGAGAAGGTCGTTTCAGACCTTGGGGACGTTTGGCTGCTCGGGAAGCATCGCCTAGTTTGCGGGGACTGTACGCAGGCTGACACGGTGGCGAAGGCGCTTAACGGTGTCACGCCGCACCTCATGGTGACGGACCCGCCATATGGCGTGAAATACGACGCAAACTGGCGGAACGAAGCCGATAGGGCGAACGGAAAGAAAATTGGCGCCGGGGCAATAGGTAAAGTGGAAAACGATGAGCGCGCTGATTGGCGCGAAGCGTGGGCACTGTTTCAAGGTGACGTAGCTTACGTATGGCACGCTGGCGTGCATGCTGGGTTTGTCGCCGAAAGTTTAAGCGCAAGCGGCTTCTCAATTCGCTCGCAGATAATTTGGGCCAAGCAGCAATTTGCAATTGGTCGCGGCGATTATCACTGGCAGCACGAGCCTTGTTGGTACGCCGTGAAGCAGGGCGAAAAAGGCCATTGGGCAGGCGACCGCAAGCAATCAACGCTCTGGGAAATAGACAAGCCACGTAAGTCGGAAACAGGCCACAGCACCCAAAAGCCCGTCGAGTGCATGAAGCGCCCAATTGAAAACAATTCATCTCCGGGTCAGGCTGTTTACGAGCCGTTCAGCGGAAGCGGGACAACGATCATCGCCGCTGAGATGACGGGCAGGGCTTGCCACGCGATAGAGCTAAACCCAGCCTATGTGGATGTGGCGGTAAGGCGCTGGCAAGAGTTCACCGGGCAGCAGGCGATGCTTGAAAGTAGCGGCGTGCTGTTTGACGACCGGGCAAAGGGCAGTTGATGACGCATCATCCGACAACTGAGCAGCGCAAGACGGTCGAGGCTTTGGCAGGGTACGGCGTGCCTGAGCTAAACATTGCAAGCGTCATTGGCATTGATCCAAAAACGCTTCGGAAGCATTACCGGCACGAGCTGGACACGGCCTTTATCACGGCAAACGCGCGGGTCGCACAAAGTCTCTTTAAGATGGCTACTGAAGGACAGAACGTGGCTGCGGCTATTTTCTGGATGAAGGCGCGAGCAGGGTGGACAGAAAAACAATCAATCGAAGTCACTACAAATGCTGAACGCCCAATTACCGAGTACACCGACGCTGAACTTGTCCGCCTTATCGGATCTAGACGTGAGGGCGGCGACGGAACTGTTAAGCCGAAGGAAAGCCCGGCAAAGCCTAATTAATTTCACCGAGTATTCTTATGATCGTTACCGCGCGGGCGCTCATCACCGCACCATCGCCGAACAGCTCGAGCGCGTCATGCGCCGGGACATTGATCGGCTCATGCTGCTCGTGGCCCCACGGCACGGCAAGACGGAACTGGCGTCCAGACGCTATCCGGCGTTTTGCTTAGGCAATCACCCGACGCGGCAGATTATCGCTGCCAGTGCGTCGGAAAGTTTTGCGACTGACGTGGGCCGCGAAGTCCGAAATATCATCAAGGACGATCCCTACAGGCGATTGTTCCCTGACGTGCAGCTGGCCGAAGACAGCCAGGCGTCAGGCCGCTGGCATACCAAGCAAGGCGGCATTTTCTACGCGGTGGGCGTCGGCAGCCAGATCCTCGGCAAGGGTGCCGACGAATTCATCATCGACGACCCGTTTGGCTCGATGGCTGACGCGCAGTCGGAAGTCGAACGCAAGCGTGTCATCGAATGGTATCAGGGCAGCGTCTACAATCGACTGCAGCCAGGTGGGGCGATCATCCTCATCAATCACCGGATGCACGAAGGCGATCTGTCGGGCTACCTGTTGGAACAGCAGGCCCTCGGCGGCGACAAGTGGGAAGTGATTGAACTACCCGCCATTCAGGACGACGGCACGGCGCTTTGGCCGGAAGCCTACCCCTTGGAAGCCCTTGAACGCATCAAGCGCAACACGCTGCCGCGCTACTGGTCGGCCTTGTTTCAACAAGACCCGCAGCCAGACGAAGGCACGTTCTTCAAGCGGGAATGGTTCAAGCGTTATGACGAGCTGCCCGCCGTCAACGTCTACGGCACCAGCGATCTGGCCGTGACGGATGCAGGCGGGGACTACACCGAGCATGCGATTTGGGGCGTGGGTGCCGACAGCACGATCTACGCCATCGACTGGTGGCGCGGTCAGACGAATGCGTCAGAGTGGATCGAAAAGCAGTTGGATCTTGTGCAGAAGCACAAGCCGCTGACATGGTTTTCGGAAGGCGGCGTCATCCGCCGTGCAATAGAAAGCATCCTCGACAAGCGCATGTCCGAGCGCAAAACGTGGGTGACGATGGAATGGGTGCCCAGCATCCACGACAAGCCCACGCGGGCGCGGGCGTTTCAAGCACTCTGTGCCAATGGAAAAGTAGCGTTTCCGAAAGCCCCGTGGGCGGATGAAGTCATTGATCAGCTCATCCGGTTTCCCGCCGGTAAGCATGACGATGCAGTTGATGCGTGCAGCCTGATCGGGCGCGCCGTCAGCGACACCAACAGCGCCGTCAACAAGATGGCTGCAGCGCCAAAGGCTGTTGATCGGTACACGCAGCACCGGACTAGCCTGGCCAACAGATCGAACTGGAAGACGGCATGAAGCCCAAGGCCACGACAGAAGACGAGTACCTTGCGGAACTCAAGCGCAAGGCAACCGTCAGCATGGACATGCTGGACAAGGCCCGCCGCCTGTCTCAGGTCTATCAGGACTACTATGACGGCCACCAATGGACGTCGGACGAAAAGCGTATCCTCGAGGCGCGCAACCAGCCTGCGCTGACGTTCAATCACGTCAAGCCTGCCGTCAATGCGATCATCGGTATCGTGGAACGCGGGCGGACGGATCCGAAGGCGTGGGGCCGAACGCCCAACGATCAGGACGCGGCGGAAGTGGCGACGGATGGCCTGCGCTATGTTGCAGACATCAGCCGCTTTAACGTCAAGCGCCGCGAGGCCTTGAAAGACTTTTTGGTGTGGGGCTACTGCGCGGGCGTGCAGGAAGTCGGCGAAGATGGCGACATCACGCTGAAGCGCATCCGGCCTGAAGAATTTTTCTATGACCCGTACTCGCGCGACGGCGACTTCGGCGATGCGCGGTACATGGGTATAGCCAAATGGATGGACGAGGCGGATCTGCGGGATCTGTATCCCGAGCGCGTTGACCAGATCAGCCTGACGTTTGACGTTGCCCCCGGCGGCGATACGTTTCGGGACAGGCCGAAGGACGGCTGGGCATGGGTGGACGCCCGCGCGCGCCGTCTGATGGTCTTTGAGATGTACAAGCGCCAATCGGGCGCGTTTGAGAAGTGCACCTTTGTTGCCGGTGGCATTCTGGAAAGCGGGCCTAGCCCGTTCGTTGATAGCCGCACCGGCAGGCCGCGAAACCCTATCCTGGCGCAGTCTGCCTACGTGGACATGGACAACATGCGCTACGGTGTCATCAAGGACATGCTCGGTCCGCAGGACGCCATCAACAAGGCGCGGTCGAAGGCCGTGCATATCCTGAACGTTGCCAAGCTGCGGGTAGACCCGGGCCTGCTCGACATCGACGCCGTCCGGCGTGAATGGGCCAAGCCTGACGGCATCATTGAAGCGCGTGACGGGCAGGTGCAGGAACTGGGCGACCGCAATTTGGCCCCTGGCCATTTGCAGCTGCTGCAGGACGCGAAGGAAGAAATGCGCCGACAAAGCCCGACGCCTGGCATTGTCGGTCGGGGCTCGGGCCAGTCGGGGCGGGCCATTCTTGCCGAACAGCAGGCGGGCCTTACCGAACAGGCCCCGCTGCTAGCCCAGTTTGACGACTGGACGCTTCGCGTCTATCGCGGCTTCTGGGACTGCATCAAGCAGTTCTGGCAGGCCCCGAAGTGGATCCGCGTCACCGACGACGAACAGGCCCCGCGTTACATCGGGCTGAACGTGCCGGTGCAGGCAATCGATCCGATAACGGGCCAGCCCACCGTTCAGGTGCAGAACAGCCCGGCGGAAATGGATGTCGATATCGTCATCGACAGCACCCCGGACACGGCGGTCATTCAGGAAGAGCAGTTCCAGCGCCTGGTCGAACTGGCACAGGCAGGCATGCCCTTGCCCCCCAACGTCCTGATCGAAGCCAGCGCCTTGCCGAAAAAGCGGCTGTTGCTGGACAAGCTGCAGCAGGCGCAGCAGGAACAGGCGCAGCAGGCCCAGAATGCGCCCAACCCGGCCATGCAGGCGGTGGAAGTCGAACAGGCCAAGCAGCAGGCCATGCTGGAAGCCAAGAAGCAGGGCATGTTGCTCGACCAGGAGGCGGAAGCCATGCGGCTGCAGCGCCAGAACGAACTGGACGACGTCAAGCACCAGCGGCAAATGCAACTGGCGCAAATGCAGTTCGTGTCTGATCGTCAGGGCCACATCAACGCCATGCGCGAAACCACGCTGCAGGCCAGCATGAAGGCCAAGCGCCGGGCGGTGCCTGTCGAAGGCGCAGAAGAGCAAGACAACGCGCAGGGCGAATTCTCGTTCCTCACGCCGGGCGAAGAAGCCATGATCATGGCGCAGCGCCAGACGGCAGAAGTCATTGCGGCGGCGCAAGCCCAGACGGCGGACATCATGGTGCAGAACACGCAAATGATGGCGCAGGCCGCAAGCGGTATCCAGCAGGCCGCGCAAGCCATTGCGCAGGTGGCGCAGGTCATGGCCGCGCCCAAGCGCCTGGTCAAAGACCCGCGCACGGGTGAAAAGCGCGTTGAACTTGTCGGGACCATGAACTGATGGCCATTCAGCTTTCAACAGCGGTGCGAAATGCACGGCTCGACGCCATCGAAACGACGGTGGGCGTGGCGGCGATCCTGCGCATTCGTGACGGGTCGGTCCCGGCGAATTGCGCGGCAGCCGACGCGGGCACCGTGCTTGCTGAACTTATCCTGCCGTCCGACTGGATGGCGGCGGCGTCCGGCGGCAGCAAGGGCATTCTGGGCACATGGCAGGACCTCAGCGCCAACAACACGGGGACGGCGGCGCATTTCCGCATCTATGACAGCGGCGGCTCGACGTGCCACATGCAGGGCACGGTGGGCACGGCGGCAACCGACATGATCGTGACCAGCACGGCGTTCACGGCGGGGGCCAGCTTCACCATTACCAGCTTCACCCTGACAGACGGTAACTCCTGATGGCTGACAACGTAGGCTATACGCCCGGCGCGGGGGCGACGGTTGCTGCCGACGACATCGGTGGCGTGCTTTACCAGCGGGTGAAGCCTGTCACCGGGGCGGACGGGTCGGCGGTGGATGTTTCGCCTGCAGACCCAATGCCGACGCAGGAAGTGTCCGGCGCCATGTCGATCCTCGCGCGCATCTTGAACGTCCTTATGTCGCCGACGGGCTTTGACCGCTCGCTGTCACGCCAGCGCGTCACTGGCATCATCGAAAGCGGGACCGTCACGACGGTGACCACCGTCACGACGGTCACGGGCTTGACCAACATCGACGGCAGAAACGGCGCGATGCTCATCAACCAGA